GAAGGTTTCATACCTTCGTCATAAAGCGTTGCGAATTTCAAACTATCATCTCCTTTCGTTCGCCGCTTCCGCGCCGAGGCAAAAAAAACGAAGTCGATCTCGAGAGATCAACTCCGTTTTTGTTGCTCTTAATTAGTATCGCCTAAATTTTGTGTTTTGTCAATACAATCAGAAGCACGTATCAAGAACCGAGGATAAACACCATTGTCAGGAACACTAAAATGTCCTGTAGAATCATTAATATCGCCTAAATAGTACAGCTCATAATCATCTGGATACTTATATAGCATATTGTGCTCACCACGATCATTAGGGCGATTAATACCATTAGTAAAATTACGAATAGCAGTAGCATCATTGATATCCTGCTGAGGTGCAGAAAAGGTTTGAGCCACTTTATCATAGACAGAATAGAGTTTCAAAATAAACCTCCTTAATCATTTTGTAATTGTCGAAACTTCATAAGCTGACGCCTAATTGCATTGCCAGATACACGATCAAAGACATAATAATCGTCATCAATAGCAACAACAGTTTGGGTCTCTTTATCCAGAACTTGATAGCAATAATACCGACTGCCGCAGTAAACAGGATTGAAACCACAATATAAATTATCATTACACCACTTAACAATAAAAGTTCGTTCTCTTCCATCACTCATACTAAATCTCACTTTCTAAAGGTCTAACAAGTCTTGTAATAGCAGCACGCTTAACAAGCTCACGAACAAATAACCTTTGAAAAGTACTGTCCTTAGCACGAGCAAGAGCGGCCTTAATACGATTTGACTTAACGTATTCAAGCCATTCAGGGTATTTGTCACCGAATATCCGATCATAATATTTGGGAGGCTTCATCGGACGATTACGGATAAAAACACGGTCATTATCATAGACGTTAGTTCCATATTTCTCAAGCCATGCAGCACCAAGACCTGGCTTTCTGCTCATAAGCGCAAATTCGGGATGGCGACCGTTATAATACATTAGAGATGATTCGCCATATTGTTTTTTTGTTACATAACGGGCGACATAAGCAGCAGACTCAAAAGTAACGTCAGAAAAATAATGATTACCGTAGTACCATACCTTGGCAAGACGAGCAGACATATAATACTTAAAACCATTTCTACTGAAAGCATAAACTTTGTCAGACAAATCAATATTAAACAAACAATAATGATAATGGGGACGACCAAATCGCTCACCATACTCTCCACACATCATAAATCTTATGTCATTACCAAACTCCTTTCTCAACCGTTTCATAAACTTCTGATGAAAGTCAACAGAAACAGACAAATCTTTCGGCAGAAAAGAATCTGCGAAGGTGAAAGTTATGAAATATGCAGAACTAGACATCTGAGCTTCGTGAAAACAACGAATAGCCCATTGGCGGGATTTTTCAAGACGACATCCGATGCAGTAACCACAAGGACAAATTTCATAACCGCTTTTACCTTCCAGATGCTGATAGTCTGCCAAAGAACCAAGAATATTAAGCCTAAGCTTACCATTACGTGTAACTATACCTTCTTTTTTAAAACCTATCAAAGGATTATAACAAACCATAACGACACCGCCTAATATTCTGACAACACTATATTAGCACGATATCAGAAAATAATCAAGCTCTATATCCACCTCTTACACGCCGAATATGGTTTCTCCTTCTGGATCTAGAAGTACGTGAAAAAAGTCTACGGGACTTACGGCGAGAGATTCTACCACGTTTCATTTAGAATCCCTCCAAGAACCGAAAAAACGAGAAGAACTCTTTTTATCAGGTACTTTATTAGCAACAGGCTTAATTGCTCCATCAATCTCGGTCTGAAAATCCGAAGATGCCTGCCTGATAGCTTTAGTCACCTCACTAGAACGACCTTTCAAAGCATCAATGAAATCAACCAATTCCTGAATAAAAGGACAAACTACAGAAACAATAAAAGTAAGTATCATAGTAACTTTACTAGACATAATTAACACCTCACTTTAATAATAACGAAAGCGCACGAAGTCCATGACCAAGTGCGGAATTAGATCCGCCCATATCGTCATAGAAATCAGCTTCCTGTTTAGAAAGACGAGTCTGCTCACGATCATAAGCAGCAGCGGAATTAGCACGCATAGCTCCAGCAATATTAGAAAGCGCACCTGTAGCATACATATAGCCTTGATTACGAAGAAGCTCAATTTCAGCGTTCATACGATCCTCACGGAACTTAAGCTCCTTAGCATAAAGCTGCTCCTTAAGGTTTAAATCATTAGCAAGAATACCATTTTCAAGAACTTGACCATTATTCTTATTAGTCAACAAATTAGCTTCGGCCTGATTTTTACCAATCTGACTATAAGAAAGGTTTTCAGCTATCTGCGCTTGCCTCTTAGCAGCAGCAGAATGACCCATAGAAGCAAAGGAATCGGCAGGGTTAGACATTCCTACCGAGGCAGCACTTGCACCGCTTATAGAGCCTCCTATGCCGTTTGTAGCAGCAAGAATAGGATTAAGACCTGCCTGCTCCATATCCTGCATTGCCCATTGGTAACGATGTTTATAATTCTCCACATTCCATTCATTAGCTTGCGCTGCATTAGCAGAATTGTAATGATTCTGAACAGCAGAGCCGAACACAGAACCGGCTATAGAGCCGGCTACATCTCCAAGCCAAGACATCAGAAATGATCCACAAGACCGGGAATGCCATACATAGGCATAGCACGGGTAGAGTGATATTTAAAACCAATATCAATAAGGAAATGTGGATAGTTTTTAACGGCAACAACACGGTCAACAGGCGGATTATCCTGTATGAACTGATCAGACAAAGTAGGCAAAGAATCGAACTTCTGCGACAAATGCCAAACGTCCAAAGGTTTGGTATACGTGGATCTGAAATGACCGCAGATCTCGGAAGGATGATACCGGTATTCGGCATAACGTTCTTGATAACCGAATACGCCTTTATCCTCATCAGTACCTTGAGCGTAGATCTCAGCATTCAAGATAGCCTGTTCCGACAAATGGGCGAAAGTCGGCCAAAACCAATCATAAACCGTAGATCTAAGCCACATCTTGTTTATACCTTGCTGATAAGTAAGATCTGCACGAACCTCGAGCAAACCAATGATATAACCATGTTCAACGAAAGACTTCGTGAAAGCATGGTATTTAGAAGCAGAAACACCATAGGCAGCAAGGTTACCCTGAGGCGTTACGTCACCAGTAGAGGACGTCTGAGCAACAGGGTTAATATTCATCATCTTAGATGAACCACCAAGGTACTCAGGACGCTGCAAACGGCTATCAGGAGATACTACACCAAAGAAAGAGGTTAAGACCTCTGTATAACGGCTACCGCCTCTAGCAAGACGTTCGTAGAATTTCTGCATTTGGAACGCAGTGCGCAAACTGCTGATAGTGAAAATAGACGAAGAATCAAGATCAACAGTAAGACCTTCCGAAAAATCAGGTAACTTAAGATTAGTACCTGACCAATCATTACGATTAGAATTATTAGTCCACAAAGCACCAGTACGGGTAGCATAATCAGTTTCCGCCAATTCATAACGATTAACAGTAGAATAAGAACCACCATTAGGCTTGACTTCCATCGGCCAATCTATAGGAATAGTAGAATCCACAGAAGCAGTACCAGCAAGACCTATAGACACACCAGGTCCTTTCTGCTGGAAAGGAAGCGCAGACGTAAAGTAGTCAAAACGCTTACCACGAGGAGCAAGGGCAAAACCATTAACATAAGTCGTTCCTGTAGAAAAAATCCAACTGGGCTGATCAGATACACGATCCTGTTTAAATACAGCGTTAGTATCGGACTTATCAATCTTAACAGATTTCTGCAAATTCTCATCTCTGAACCATTCATTCCAAATCAAATAATACATACGAAACGGAAGGGCATTAACATTCAGAGCATTGGTAAGACCTGTAGGAAGGGCGAAATAGTCCCATACAGTACCTATGCCATTTTCGCCAGCAGTACCACCTGCAAGCTGGCAGGTAGGAACTACGTAGTCCGTAGAATCGTCAGGATCTTCCTGCTCGAAACAGAAATTCTGCCAATGTTCCCATACAAGACGGTTAGGAACAAAGAAAAAGAACTTATCAAGATAAAGATTATCCATAAATGGCGCAACAGGAGTTGCCAGTCGACAAAAATCTCTGACGGTAAGAGAAATAGTATCGCCAGGCAATACCTCATCAACGAAGAAAGGTACAAGCTTACCTTCGTTGAAAGTCATCTTGCGAACAAAAGACCTATCGAAGCGAGAACGCTTCTGATAAACCTGTGGCGCATTACTAAAATTATGAGCCTTAACACGGATACGATTACGAGCCAAAATATCACCTCTCAAAGTGTAAAGTACACTAACTATTGCTGTGCTTTATGAAAGTTTTGCAATAGTTGAAAAAGGTGTCACTCGTGTCTATTACGTCAAGAAGCGATAATAGACACTTCGTGACACCATAGATTTTCTTTCATACTTTTAAGTAGATTCATTAGTTTGTGTTTCATTTTGTTTTCTTGAAGAGGTACTACTGCTTTCGGAGCGAGTACTTTCAGCGGACGCTGCTTCGCTGGTGTTCTCTCGGAGTAGACCTAACGCTTGCAATCGAACTTTTTGACGAGGATCTGCCAATGCATTAATTAATTCTTTAGGATTATGGTTGAACTCTGCACGAATTTGGGACGGCAACTCGTAAAATTCTTCGTTGACCGCATTGATCAGATCCAAGGCAGTTTCATAATCGTTAGGCAATAAGGTATCACCATACTGCAAGACACCTGCATCTTGTCCTAAATCAAGAGTAGTAATACCAGAACGACCGTCAGCGTACTTCTTAACGATATAATTAATATCGGACTCTTGATACTGGGACTGATCTGTCATAGAAGGCTCAGTAAAAACGATACCTTCTGAAGGTTTCATACCTTCGTCATAAAGCGTTGCGAATTTCAAACTATCATCTCCTTTCGTTCGCCGCTTCCGCGCCGAGGCAAAAAAAAC